AATGATTTTACTTTAAGAACCTCATCAGATCTCTTACCTTTGTAAGTTGTATTCTTACGTAACATAAGTCCTTCCCAACCTTCGTTTTTAGAGTGCTCTAATAAACTAACAAACATATCATCTGCACATATGAATTGATCAAGAACCGAAACACCTTTTAAATCATTAGGTACAATACTTTCAATGTTTGCAATACGTTGACCAAATTTTGTAGTTGAAACTTTAGATTCAAACTCTTTAATTGTTAAATGGTCAAAAATGTAATAATGAGGTTGTTCGATTGTGTGATCTTTACGTTTGATCTCTTTCATGATACTTGTGAAATCCTCGTTTCCTTTCTCATCAATCATACAAATCTCACCATCTAAAACTGTATTAATAAGACCAAGTTGTCTAATAGAAGGTTTAAGATTATCAAGTGTTAAGAATTCATTTCCTACACGAGAATAAAATCTAGGTTCACCTAAACCATCGATAATACAGACACATCTACATCCATCTAATTTACGACTAACAAACCAACCATCTGACCATTTAACTTTCTTTTGAGTTTTCTCGTCATAAGCTTTTGCTAATGCAACATCAAATGCTGGTATTAAATCTGGGATTGCAGTATTAATCATGGATGCCGTAGCTCTCGTTTTAAGATTACGATCAATGATATTAAAGATTAATTCCTCGGATTCAGGGTATGCGCCAACAAACGCATTAACTGCTTGAATAGCGGAGTGGCCAGTAATATTACGATCATTAAGGTCGTCGAGCAAACTAAAAAGATTGCTATACATGTTTTCTGGAGCAACCAAGTCGCTGCGTTTTTTACAAGTTTCTGAAGTAACATAATATTGTTTAAAAGTATTATATGTATACTCCAATACTTTGCGAATTGCCAAATTGTCAGCATATTGTTTTAATACATTTAATTTATCAGTATTACTATTTGTAGAATTTTGAGCATCTACGAACTCTTGTATTTGTTTTAAATCTTGCATTATTCTTCTATTTTATCTTCGATTACTAAATATTTTTGACCGCCTTCTAATTCTTTAACAGTACCACTTTCAATAAGTGTTTTAACGTAATTAGGATTTTCTCTATTGATATGAGCTAGGATTTGAATCGTAGGCTCCATGTAAATTACTTTCATATTATATGATATTATGTGTGAATTGTTTAATTAAGCAGGATGAAGACCAAAAATAAGAGTTTCACGTCTAGCTGCTTTTTCGCGTTCCATGAAATAACTTAACTTGGTAGTATAGTAATTCAAATCTTCGATATCTAAGTTTTCAATTGCTTGATTAACTTTGTAACGATAGTAACTAATTTTGTCTGAATAATCTTTTTTGGTGCTCATATTTTGTTTGTTTTTAATTATAGAGTAAATATACACAAAAAAAGCCAAACAAAAAAATGTTTGGCTAATTATTTTTAAAAAAGTTACGAACAATTAGGCCGTTTTGTTATCACTTGTAATCATTCTTTGAATATATTGGTCGACTAATCTGCTAACCGCTTCCGGTTTATCGTCTGATGTAAATTTAACTTTGATTTTTGCCATACCAGAATTATTAGTGTTTGTGGCACCCGAATCTACTTCAATTCCACCAAGATTATGTTTATAACCTTTCTTTCTAAAAAGACCCAATATTGATTGTTTAACTTTAGAAACTGGATCGTCAGTGTTTCCAAAAACTAATCTTGTTTCGAATTCTATATCTAATTCGCTAAGGCCAATTGACGAGTGATCTGCTAAAATATAAAGAGGAACTGTAACAGTCTTTTCTCCCACTTTAAAATCTATTGTTTTTGGAACACCATTATCAAAATAATTGGCCAAAGAATTTATGTGTTGTTTTTCACTAATTCCTTGTGCAACCATTGCTGCCTCTAAAAGACCGCCAAGAAGTTCTTCAATATTTAATTTAGACATTTTACATTTATTATTTAATATTATACACAAAAAAACCCGATTGTTTCCAATCGGGTTTAAATTTAAAAAATATTTGTTTTAATATTATGCTGGACCGTTAGCGTTCTTAGAAGGCTCGATCAATGATGGCTCTAACATTTGAGTTAGGTAATCAGAAAGCTTTAACATACCTTCAGTTGGTGGTAATTGCTCAGCGTGTACTTTTACATCATACTTAGCTGAATTATCAGTGCTTCTTGTATTCTCGTGGTGAGCTGCAACGCTTCCTGACATAGTAGCTGAGTATTTCATTCCCCAAAATCCACCTGATGCGCTAGCGCTAAAACTTGCAGAAGAATCTGAAGAATCTTTGTTAACTTCTGATGTTTTAACTTCCATTGTGAAAGCAATATCAGCAGATGTGATTGCTAATGCTGGAAGTGGAACTAAAGGTAACATAGGAACTTTAGAATAAAGAGTCTTAACTGACTGAGATCCATCAGTAGGATCTGTCATAACTCTTTGCATTTGTACGTCTAAAGATCTAGCGGTAGTATTACCATCTTTATCTGTTACGAATGCTACTTCGTTGATGTATTTCCATGTTACATCGTTTAATTTTGCTTGACCTTTCGCCATACCGACGATTGGAGAAACGATAAGGTCTTCAATTGGTAGACCTGTGAATTGAGCTGAAATATCTGCTGCCATAATTTAGTGTTTTTTATTTTGTTTTATATTATTATAGTATATATCCTAGAGCTTATCCGAATTTTACCAAACCATTATATTGTTTTTTGATGTCTTCAATTTCTTGTAGAGCTTCTTTAAATGATTCTATGATTTCTTCGCTTACTGCAAAATTAAATACAGTTTGACAACTTGGACAAACTGACATAGGATTCTTAACGATAAAATCTAATGTTATTCCTAGTGGTGTTTGACAATTTGGGCAAGGTAAGGCCATTTATAATATAGTTTAAGTATTGTATTAAAAATTACAAGTTAGTTTCATGTTATGCTATATCAGTTGATTCTAATAAAGTATATGTGAATGCATTTCCGTGAATTGCTTTAGCCTTATTAATAAGTACCATAAATTCATTGAAATCTTTTATTTTCTTAAATACTTGACATCCTTCTGACCAGTTTTCTACATACATGGATTCACTAGTTGGACTAGATCTGTGTCCATTAATTCCAAAAATACCTTCTTGAATAATAGTTTCATTAAAGGTCATGTCCTTATTTTTATCACGATAAACTTTAACGGGTTTAACTTGACGCATTGCTTCGTATTTACCTTGATGTAGACCAACGGCCCACATTCCTCTATATTGGCCGGGAACTACTCTTGCAACTCCATTTGGATTGTGATATTCTTTAACTGCTTTTGTTCCAGGATCTGTAGTAATTGCCCATTGATAGAATTTCCAAACACCACCTTCTTTAAAAGATAGGGTCATAAAATCATCAAATACATTAGTTACTTTGTCAGCAATAGCTGCAGCATTATTTCTAACACCTACGATATTAACATCATAACTTTTATTGGCATCGTCATTAAACCATGCATATCCTTTTGCTTTAACAGCTGTTTCTATTTGTTCTTTAGTGTACATACATTATTTTTTTGATTTTAATTCATCTATTGCATCTTGAGCATATTTATCCTGTTGATCTTGAAGATATTTAATTCGATCTAAAAGAATTAATTTATCTTCTTTGTCAGTTTGCTGAATATATGTTTTTTGTTCTTCATATAGCTTTTGCCAATATGCGACGCGCTCTTCCATCATCACTCCTTGATACCAAATTACGGCTAGCATAATTACGATAGTAAATGATTGCTCTTTTAATTTGCTAACGAATACGTCTACAAATCCTTGAGTTGGTGTTTGATTCTCTGACATTATGAAAAATATAAATTTGCTTCAGCGGTTCTACGCTTAGTTAAACCTGCAAGTGCTTTACCACCAGCCTTGTTCCATTTTAAAAACTCAGCTCTAATAGTAGGATCACTTGGATTAGCATTAACTTTTTTAAGTAGAGTGCTAGATTTTAGATTAGCAGGTCCTAAATTATAACAAAAACTTACAAGTGCGTCAAATTGATTTTGATTAATTGTATCAATACAGTATGCATCAACATATTGTTCAAAACTAGAAAGCGACCATGACAATAATTCTACTGCACGTTTTTCTGTAATAATAGGATCTTTTAAAGTTACTTTTGCTTTATTCTCATAAAACGTATTACCGTAGCCTATTGTCGGTACATTTGCTGGGCACAAATAAGGTTTTAAATAAAGCCCTTCAGATGATTTGATTAAGTCTAGACCTTTTTGGCCTATTTTAGTAATTTTTGCCATAATTAAGTGGTTTCTGTATTTTCAACTGGAGTTTCAGTTGTTGTATTAGAAGTTCCCTCTTTAATTTGTTTTTTAATCGCTGTAAATTTATCAACAGAAGATAATCCAAGACAACCAAATGCAAGTAATGCTACTGCATTAATAATTGTGTCATTTAAAACTATATCATTCTTTTGTAAACTGCTGTAAATTAAAACGAAAATTAAGGATAAACCAGCTAGAATTCCGATTACTCTTTTTGAAGATGGAGATCCGTTTTCGTCAGATGCTAAATTATGTAACCACGTTAAAATTTTTGAAGAAGGATTTTTCATTACATGTTATAATATTTTTATCAGTACATAAGTACTTTATTATATATCATGAATGTGATTGATTTTAAGAAGTTATGAGATTAACCTTAGTTGCGGGTGAGGGACTCGAACCCCCGACCTCGAGCTTATGAGGCTCGCGAGATACCACTTCTACCAACCCGCTATGTACCATTAAACTTTCTAAATAAAGAAAGTTTAAATTTATTTTAATTAGTGTGCAACTTCCTCTTCATCCTTTTCTTTACCCATAACGGCCTCAATAATACCAATTACCGCTAATAACATTGCAACGTTTGATATAATTGATGCTACTGTACCTAAACCTGGCACTGCATGTAATAAAGCATGTTTTGCAATACCTTTAACTTGAACTTCAGCAATAATACCAATAATACCAGCAAGTGCTAGAAATTCAAATGGTCCTGGTGCTCCTGCTAATTCAGTAGCATAGTATGATAATTTACCTAGAGTTCCTTTAGCAACTTTTTCAGCAGCCTGTTTAACTTTGTCTAATAAATTAAACGGTGGAATATGGTGCATTTTATGTGCAATTGCTGATACGAATGGAATACTTGGTCCATGCTCATCGCTTTCTTTTACTAGATCAGTAAAATCAATATCTCCATTAATAACAGCCTCGTTAATTGAATTTAGAATTGCAATTTCAAAGGCTTCTTTAACATCTTCACTTGCGGCTTCTTGAGCTGCTTTTGCGGTATCTTTAACAAATCCACTGGTAATCCACCCAACTGTTGCAGATACAACTTGTTTACCTTGTTTAACTTCTTTTAATAAAAGATTTTTGCTTTCGTCTGATTTCTTTTCAATTGCTGCAGTTATTTCTTTAATCTTAGATTGTGCGCCCGATGCATAAGCAGATTTTGCAGCTGTCCATGCAGCATCAACCCATTCTTTTAATTTCTCAACAATAAGTTTGATAATAGAAGCAATTTTACCACCTAATTTGATGATAACTTCTTGTGATTTTGTTAGAGCTTGTTTACCCTTTTCTTTTGCTATTTCTACTGCAGCATCAAATTTAGCTTTCATTTTGCTAATTAAGTTCTCTTCATTAAGATTATCAAACCCTTCATCAAATATGCCAAACTCAACAATAAGTAGGGCTTCATTCATAATTGGTTTGATTTCTTCGAATTGCTCAAGTACATTTATTATTACTTGTCTTCTGGATTCTACTAATTTTTTATTAGCAATAAATCCTTCATAACTTTTAATCTTCATGTTGTTTTTATTTTTTGAGTATAATCTATATATTCGTTTAAATATATAATAAAAAAATAAAGTATAAAGATGGCAACAAGTAGACCTTTCTCAAGATACACTAATGGACCTCTGTCTAACAACGCAGAACAACGTGGTAATTTGTATGTTGGTAATGAAAACACCTTATTAGATGTAGGTGGAGTAAAATGGTGGAATGGACCAGATGAAGATCTTGGTTATTTCATTGCATATGAAGATAATCAAGGCGCTCACAATGGTAGAAATTCATTGGATCGTACAAATGAAATGCCAGCATATGTTGGTTTTAAAAGATCTGCTTTAAAAACAGAAGCCTCTTTTATTGAATTGGTTAATAATTCATTTGAGCAAACATTTACAACAGGATTAGAAGCCAAAGCATGGTTAGATGCAAATGGATATTGGGCTTCTTTTTCAGGTTTTGGAAGTTCAGGATTCCAATGGATGACTATTCTCTCATCAGCCGATAGAAGTGCATCCGGTATAGGTCAAAACGACATTACGGTTACAGTTACACAAAGCGGTGGTGGTATGGGAATGACTGAAGGAGTTTATAACCCAACTGTATTTCCTGAAGAATATGGTGTACCATTTACGGGTAATCAAATTCAAAATAATAATGATGGTACATTTACCGCGGTATTTAGCCAACCAATTACAGATGCATTAGTTGCATTTGCAAGTATTGGTAATCCGCAGCTATCTGTTCCAATTGAAGTATCTGCACCATTTACACCAATTTTTGGTTCTAGTGTATCTTATCAAAATCTAGTAAATGAAACTCAATACACTGGACTTACAGGAAATGAAGGATATGCGATTATTCGTATTGATGGCACGGTAACTAGTGTAACTTTTAACTATACACTAGCCGAAACTTATTGTAACGTTTGTTTTGGATTTGTTAATCAGAACACTTTGCCTACACCTACTGCAACACCAGTTCCTGCACCTACTGCAACACCAGTTCCT